CGGAAGTAGACGAGTTCCTATGGCTGCATGGGCTATGGCTAGAGTAAACAAATTAATTAGTCGTGGTAGATCTGGAACTTTTGATAAGGACTTAATAGCTAGAGCAAGTAAAAGAAAACGAAAAAAATGAGTGCTCCAAGTTTATCTCTTTTAAAAAAAAAATTAAGACAAAAAAAAAGATTAGGATCAACGGAAATGTCCTCAGCAATAGCGAGAGGATTGGTTGCTCGTAAATCTGGCAAATTTAAAGGGAAGAAGGTAAAAAGTAAAAAATACGGAGGGCCTGCATAATGGCTAGTTATCAAGGAAGAAAAGTTAAATTAGGAAAACCATTTAGGACTCCTGGACAATCAAAAAAATTTGCAGTTTATGTAAAAGATAAAAAAACAAATAATGTAAAAAAAGTTCGTTTTGGTGATCCAAATATGAGTATAAAGAAAAATATTCCTGCAAGACAAAGATCATTTTTAGCTAGAATGGGTGGAGTCTTGAAACAAGTTAAAGGTCAAAAAACCTTAAGTCCTGCATATTGGTCTATTAGAGCTTGGAAGAAAAATTTTCCTTTATAATGAATGTCAAAAATACTAGATAAATTAGCAGATCAACATGAAGAACGAATTGTAAATACATTATATCGTTTAGAAGAAGATGTTGTAAAAGCAGTCACAAGAGCAACAAAAGGAAGTCTTGATACTGTTGATATAAGATTAGCAATTCAATTAAGACCAGAATTAAAAGCAATAGTAGAATCAACATATCTAAATGAAGCTGATCTAATAATTAATGAAGAATATAATAAAATAGCAAAAGAAGTTCTTGATACATTTGGGGAAATGCCCATTGATACAAAATTTAAAAATTTAACTCAAGTTGATTTAGATACTCTTAATGCTTTGAAAACTCAAGTATTTGAAGGTTTTGAAGATGTTGCAGAACGATTTTTAAAAGAGATAAATGATGAAGTTTATCAAAGTTTTATAGCAGGACGGCCATTTGACGATATGGTTTCTAATATTAGAGGACATATCAACGGAGTTTATCAAAGATCAAATAGTGCAGAAATCAACGAATTAGTTGACTTTATCAATGAAAATAAGTTTGATCCTACAAAAAAGAAACAAGTCGAAAATGCAATCAGAAAACTTCATACTGAATATGCTGCTGACAGAGCAGGAAATAATATGAGAAGATATGCAAGTCAAATCGCTCACGATTCAGTAATGCAGTTTCACGGCCAATTTACTATCAGAAAAGCAAAAGAGAGTGGACTGAATCATTTTCAATATGTTGGGACATTAGTTCGAGATTCTAGACAATTCTGCAGAGGTATGGTAAACAGAACACTAACCGAAAATGAAATTAGGGAAAAATGGCGTAATGAATCCTGGAGTGGCAAATCAACCGGTGATCCGTTTATAGTAAGAGGCGGATATCGTTGTAGGCATACATGGATTCCTACCGATCCTAATTGGAAAATATAAAAGGGAGTATTAAATGGCAGAAGAAAATCAAGTAGAACAAACTACGGAAACAAAGGTTGAAGAACAACCGAAAGAACAAACAACTGAAACTGTAAATTCAAATACATTTTCCGAAGATGATGTAAATAATATAGTCAAACAACGATTGGCTAAAGAAAGAGCTTCGATATATAAAAAATTAGATGTTGAAGATTTAGATACTGCTATCAATGCAGTCAAATCAACAAGAGAAATTGAAGAAAAACAAAAAATACAAAAGGGTGAATTCGAACAAATATTAAAAGAAAAATCCGAAGAATACGGAAAAAAGATTGGAAGTTTGGAAAGTGAACTTAAAGATATTAAAATTAATAAAGCTTTACTTTCTTCCGCTTCTAAAAATCGAGCTATCAATCCAGATCAAGTCGTTGAATTATTAAAAAATAATTTAAAACTCAATGACACAGGAGGGGTTGAAATTATTGATAAAAACGGTATAGCTAGATATAACAGTAAGGGGGAACTTTTAACTACTGACGAGTTAGTTAATGAGTTTTTAACACAGAACCCGCACTTCGTTACTGCTACTCCTAGTGGTAGTGGCTCAGTGTCAAATGTGGATAGGACAGAGCTCAATAAACCTAAAAATTTGAGTGATTTAGATATGAATAATCCAGCGGATAGAAAAACCTATGCTGAATATAGAAAGCAAAGAGATTCAAGTCCAACGATTATTAACAATAAACAGTAACCATTAAGGAGTAAAATAAAATGGCCAACGAAACAACATCGAGCACCATAAGTGAGCTATATACGGAGATCGTACAAGAAGCTTTATTTGTGGCGAGCGAACAATCTATAATGAGAGGTCTAGTCCGAAACTACACTATTGCAGGCGGTGGTAAATCAGTTGAAGTACCGATTTATGCAACTGTATCAGCAGCAGCTGTTAGTGAAGCTTCAGATCTTTCAAATACTGCCGTCAATCCAAGTTCAGTAACAATTACTGCTTCAGAAATTGGCGTGATGACCACACTAACGGATTTAGCCAGAAATTCTGCGTCTAGAAATGTAGCTGCGGACATAGGAAGATTATTCGGTGAAGGTATTGCAACAAAGATTGATAGCGATCTAGCAGCACTTTTCACAGGATTCTCAACTGAAAAAGGGCCTGGAGCAGGTTCAGAATTAACAGTTCAAGATTTATTTGAATGTGCAACTGAATTAAAAACTAATAAAGCACCTGGGCCTTATTACGGTGTATTCCACCCTAAACAAATTTTTAATGTTAAAAAATCTTTAACAAATACATTTGTTGGTAGAGATACAGAACTTGCTAACGAAGCTATGAGAAGTGGCTTTGTAGGAAATATTGCAGGTATTCAAATTTTTGAAAGCTCTAATATTTCTGTTGACGGTTCTGATGATTCTATTGGAGCAGTCTTTAGTCAAGATGCATTAGGTTTAGCGATGATGCAAGATCTAAAGATAGAAACACAAAGAGATGCTTCGCTTCGTGCGGACGAAATCGTTGCAACAGCAGTTTTTGGTGTTGGCGAACTTCATGATTCATACGGAGTTAAATTAACAGCAGATACTTTAGCTAACTAAATAACATAATTAAGGGGTGGTCAATCCGCCCCTTATTTGATATAAAAAATTATTATGAGTATTGAAACAGTAAAACTAATTAATAATAAATCCGGTTCAATCATTGAAAGAAAAAAAGTTGATTATGAAAACAATGTAAGAATTTGGACTGAGCGTGGCTGGAGTTTACATACAGAAAAAAAAGAAATAGTAAAACCAATCAAACAAGAAAAAAAAGTTATTAAAAAAGTTATAAAGAAAAAGAAATCTAAATAATGGCAACAACTTTATTTGGAGTTGCGAATAGTAATTTGCAAAAGATTCAACCAGATATTTTAGGTTTTGGAGTAACTGATTTTGGTGATCAATTACAATTTGCAGAAAATGATGTTCTTCGTAGAATCCGTGAGGAATGGTGGGAGCGATACAGACATCAAGTAAGATATAAAGATATTACAAAAATTACTACAGTCGAAATGACTAATAGTAAATTGACAACTTCTCAATGGACGCAATCAGTCGTTTATTTATCATTATGGAAATATATTTATCCAATATTGACTAAATGGCGCGATCCAGACACAGGCGAGGGCAAAGATACTTTCCAAGTACAAATTGATTTTTATAGGGACAGATACGAAGAAGAGTTCCAAGCAATTTTAAGGGACGGGGTTGAATATGATGAAGATGGTGGGGGAACAGTATCTGATAGCGAAAAAGAATCGTTACATCAATTACGATTAGTTAGATAATGGTTGCAACAGTTACTATTGATGCAAATATTATTGAAGTCCAAAAATTTATAAAAAATATTTCAAAGAGACAAAGAAAAGCTATTCAAAAATCTCTAAATAGAGTTTCAAATATGGCAATACTTATGATCACAAAAAGAACTCAATCTGGTAAATTACCAGACGGAGGTAATTTTATTCCTTACACAAAAAAAACTAAAGAAATAAGAAGTAAAAAAGGAAGAAGAACAGATATCGTTGATCTAACTGATTCTGGAAGAATGTTTCGAAGTTTAGATTTTAAAAAAAGAGGATTTAGAAACGAATTATTATTTAGAAATATGGAAAGTGCAAAAATTGCATTTAGACATGATATCCTGGGTGTCGGTAAGAAAAAAACAAAAAGACCTTTTTTTTCAATAGGAAAAAGTGAAGAACCTAAAATTATTAATGAATTTAGTAGATTTTATTTTAATGAATTAAAGTTAAAACCATGAGTAAAAGAGAAAATATAGCTAACGATATAATTACAAAATTAGATGCAGTTACTAGTCCAATAGAATTTAAAAAATTAACTAGAGAGCCATTTGAAGTTGAAGAATTATCTGATGCTCAATTTCCTGCAGCTTTTGTACAATCAGGTGATGAATCAAGGGAAGTTTCTAGTATAGGTGTAACAGGGGCCGGTTCTTATAGAGGTACAATAGATTTTCAAATCGTTGCATTTGGTAAAGGTACAACTACTAATATAGATACTGTAAGAAACCAAATAATTGAAGTAGTTGAAGAAACTCTTGATAATGATATAACAAGAAATGGAAATGCGTTGGATACACAAATTATTGAGGCATCGTCAGATGAAGGAACTATTTTTCCTTATGGTGGTGTAAGAATAACAGTGCGTGTAATGTATGAATTTACTAGAGGGAGTGCATAATGGCAAAAGATATAGTAATGAATAAAGGCGATAGCACGATAAAAATTTCAGCAGAATTTGTTGATCATTATACGAAACTTGGCTATCAAATTGTAGATAAGAAAAAAAATATTTCAGTTGCAAAGGAAACTGAAAAGATTATAAAAGATTTAAAGAAAACAAAGGAGTAAAAAATGGCAACTCATCACGGAAAAGAAGGCGTTGTTCATGTAGGCGGAACTAATATCGGAAATGCAACAGGATTTACAGTTGATACTACTCACGATGTTGTGGAAGATACAGCATTAGGTAGTTCAATGAAATCTTTCCTAGCCGGTAGAGGAACATTCACAGCTTCTATTGATATGAATTTTGACGAAACTGATTCTGGACAAACTGCATTAACACAGGGTTCTAGTTTAAGTTTTGAATTCATGCCAGAAGGCGCAGATTCAGGCGATAGAAAATTTTCTGGAACAGGAATTGTAACAGGAATGAGCGTTGGAGTAACTTTAGACGGTGTAACTACAAGAACTGTTTCTTTACAAGGTACTGGTGGTCTAACTATCGGCACAGTATAATTTAATTTATGGCTGACGATAAAATAGATTTTTTTGACGGAATACGATCGCATTTTGAAGAACTAGATGTAAAAATTATAGAAGTTCCAGAATGGAATTTAGTAGGCGATAAAGCAATCTATTCAAAACCCTTTAATATGCTTGAAAAATCAAAGATATTCAAAGGTGCTAGTGCTAATGATATCGGAGTATTAATTGATGTCATTGTAGAAAAAGCATTAGATAAAGATCATAATAAAATGTTTAATGCTAGTCATATCTTAAGTTTCAAACAAAAAGCAGATACAGATATTCTTGCTCGAGTAGCTAGTCAAATCATGGGGACTAATACAGAGACTTTTGACGACACTAAAAAAAAATAAAAAATAATGTAGAACTACAAAATATTTTTGTTGTAGCAGAAAAATTACATAAAACTATTAGCGAAATCTTGCAAATGTCAGTCACAGAGTTTAATATGTGGCTAGCATACTTTGATTTACAAATTGAGGAACGCAAAAGGCAAGAACAACTAAATAGAATGAAAAAATAATGGCAACTAAAAGAGTTAATATTGATATTGTTGCAAAGGATAAAACAAGACAAGCTTTATCCGGTGTTCAAAGAAATCTCACTTCATTAAAAAATAATGTTTTTAGTTTAAAGGGTGCTCTAGTAGGTATTGGTGCAGGAGCAATTGTAAAAAGTTTTGTAGATGTTGGACGAGAAGTTGAGAGTTTACAAACAAGATTTAAATTTTTATTTGGTTCAGTAGAAGAAGGCCAAGTAGCATTTGATCAATTAAGAAAATTTGCTTCACGAGTTCCATTTTCATTAGAAGAAATATCCAGGGCATCTGGAAACCTTGCAGTCGTTTCAAAAGATGCAGAAGATTTAAATAGAGTGCTTAGTATCACAGGTAATGTAGCAGCAGTAACAGGATTAGATTTTGAGACAACTGCTAGTCAAATTCAAAGAGCGTTTTCTGGAGGTATTGGAGCTGCTGATTTATTTAGAGAACGAGGTGTTAGAGCATTATTAGGATTTAAAGCAGGAGTTCAAGTTACTGCAGAAGAAACAATAGAAAGATTTGAAGAATTATTCGGAGGGAATGGAAAATTTGCAACTGCTACAGATGATTTAGCAACTACTCTAACAGGAACTTTATCAATGTTAGGCGATAAATTCTTTAATTTCCAAACAGTTGTAGCAGAAAGTTTTTTTGATGAATTAAAAAAAGAGTTTGGGGATTTAGATAAATTTTTACAAGAGAATGAACAACAAATAGAAGATATCGCTACTGCTATTGGCGAAAATTTTGCAGGAGCTATAAGCAAAACTTCCCAGGTTATTAAAGATATTGCACCTGCAATTAAAACAGTTGCTGATGCTTTAGGAACTACAATAACAGGATTTCAAAGTTTACCACCATTTGTTCAAACAGGAGGTATTATAGGAGCATTATTATTTGGTAAAAAAGGTTTACTAGCTATTGGAGCAATAACTTTTCTTGTAGGGCAAATTCAAAATTTAATTTCAGAAGCAAAAAATGTTTCCGAATTAAAATTATTAGACCCAAAAGACATTGATAGTATTGGCGAATTAAATTTATTAATAGACGAATTTAAAAAACAAAGAAACGATATTATTTCTGAGATGAATAATCCAGAAAGTTTAATTCCTGTTGATGTTTTAATAGATGAATTAGCGGAAGTTGACGGTGCAATAAATAATCTCAAAAAGAGAATAAAAGAAATAAATTTTGTAGAAGCTATGAGTAAAGAAGTTTCAGAATTTAGTAAAGTTATAGCAGATGCAAAAAATGAAACAGACGATTTAATTATAAAAATAAAAAAGAAACCGCCTGTTCCAGAAGGCTTCGGTGATGCAGAAGAAGAAATAGTCAAACTTATAGAAAATGTAGGATTACTTGATAACGATTTTATTGATTTATTTGATACTCTTGCTGAGAAAAAAGCATTTAACAAATTAGTCGAGGACGGAAAAAAAGTTGAAGAACAATTAACTTTTATGCAAGAAGCAACAAAAGATTTTAAAGACGGATTTAATGAAGCTATGAATGATTCAACATTTGATTCATTTGTAAAAGCAGGACAAGATGCTTTCAAATCATTACAAAGTACATTGACTGATTTTATAATGACAGGAAAATTAAATTTTCAAAGTCTTGCTCAATCAATAATTAGATCATTAGTAGAAGCATTAGTAGGTAAAGCAATAACGGCAGCAATAGCAAAATCCGAAGGTATGATGATAATGTCGTCAATCAAAAAAGCTATGATTAGTGTTTATGAGGGAGCATTAAAAACTTTTGCTAGTATTCCTTTCCCATTTAATATCTTAGCAGTTGGAGCAGCTATCAAATTTGGAATGGGATTAGTCAATAAAATAAGGGGTTTTGAGAAGGGAGGACGACCTCCTGTTGGTCAACCTTCAATAGTTGGGGAAAAAGGGCCCGAATTATTCCTACCCGATAGTGCAGGAACTATTGTACCAAATAATCAATTAGGTATGGGACAACCCGTAACTGTTAATTTTAATATTAATACTGTTGATGCAAGGGGATTTAATGAACTATTAGTCAATAGTAGAGGAACAATCGTCAATATGATTAATAATGCAGTAAATGAAAAAGGTAAAATGGCAATCATATGAGCGGAGCTTTACCTAATACAAATTTCAATGCTATCAATCTAAAGAGTAATCAAAAAACATTATTTAGTGAAACTGATAGCGGAAAAACATTTAGACGACAAATTCAAGGACAACGATTTAGTTTTACAGTTTCATATCCTCCTATGAAAAGAACAGAGTTTGCTCCAATCATGGCTTTTATTATGAAGCAGAGATCAAGAAAAGAAAATTTCACCATAACCTTGCCAAGCTATTTTAATGCGCTTGGTAGTGAAACAGGAACTCTATTAGTGAATGGAGCTCACTCTGTAGCCGATACAACAATAGCAATTGACGGTTTTGCAAGTGACGGAGCAGGAAGATTGAAAGCTGGCGATCTTATTAAATTTGCACATGATAAAGTTTATATGGTTATAGATGATGTAACATCTTCAAGTAATGCTGCAACAGTCACTATTGAACCGCCATTAAGAACTGCACTTACAAATAATAGTTCTGTATCATATGATTCAATTCAATTTACTGTTCATTTAACTAGCGATGTCCAGGAGTTTCAAACAGGACAAAATGATAGCGACGGTAATTTATTATTTAAATATGAATTTGATGTTATTGAAAGTTTATAATGGCAAGAGGATTATCGAGTTCGGTAAAAACAGAGTTAGCTACAGGAATAATTGATCCTGTATTATTAATTGATATTGAATTTTCAACTCCTGTTTATTTAACAAATGCAAGTTTTGATATAACTTCAAACATATCAGGCACATCTAGGACTTATCTATCAAATGGACATTTAAGAAGTATTACAGGAGTCAACGAAACTAATAGACCTACAAAAAATACTTTATCAATTAGTTTATCTGGAGTTGATCAAACATATGTTTCAGTAGCTCTAAATGAAAATATTATTAATGATAATGTTTTTGTTTATCGTGGATATTTAGATTCTAATAATGCTCTTATATCTGATCCTTTTTTATTATTTTATGGCACAATAGATGAATATAAAATTAGTGATAATACAACTACTGCTAATTTAATTTTAAGTATTACTTCTCATTGGGGTAATTTTAGTAAAACTGCAGGAAGAACAACGACTGATAATTCACAACAAAGATTTTTTAGTAGTGATAAAGGAATGGAATTTGCAGCTCTAACAGTTCGTGATATTAAATGGGGAAGAGTTTGACTAGCTTTCATTTATATCAAGGTGAAAAAAAAGATGTAACAGATCTTTATAATTTATTGGTTGAATATAAGGAAGTAGATTTAGCTGATTGCGATTATCCAGAAATAGATAAAGATAAATTATTATTTTTTATAAATAGTATTGAACAAAAAGGAAAAATTATTTGTGTAAAAAATTTAGATACAAATGAATTAGTTGGAACTTGTATGTTCAATAAATCTGAATATTGGTTTAGTAAAACTAAGATTATGATAATACAAATGATTTATATCAAACAAGCTCATAGAAGTTATAAATTAGTAAAACAGATAATTGATTCAGTAAAAAATGTATCTGAAGATATGCCAATTGTTTTATCTATAACTTCTGGATTAGGAATTGATCCTGTATTTTATAAATTAGGATTTGAAAATATGGGTTCTAATTGGAGGTTATTATAAATGGGCGGTTGGAATCCTTTTGAAGATATAGTCGATTTTGTTACCGATATTGTTGATGTCTTTGTTGATATCATTGAAGATTTTGTCGGTTGGCTTGTACCAATGCCAGATATCCCAGACTTTGGCGATATGCAAGCTGATCAAACTGCAAAAGGTGTTTTAGTAAATAAATTTAGTGCTAATGCTCATATTCCCGTTGTATATGGAACAAGAAAAGTTGGCGGAAATGTTGTATTTTTAGAAACTTCTGGAACTGATAATGAATTTTTATTTATGGCTATCGTGCTTAGTGAAGGTGAAATAAATGATATTACAAAAATATTTATAAACGATAATGAAGTTACTTGGTCTGGTGATATAGTTGATAATACACAAATTACAGTTGCTAGTTCTGATTCAAATTTTTTTGATACAAATAATTCAGAAAGTTTAATTACTTGTGAACCACATTTCGGAACAGATTCTCAAAGTGTATCTAGTCTTTTAGATAGTTTAACTTCCTGGACATCAAATCATAGACTAAGAGGATTAGCATATCTTGCAATAAAATTTAAATGGAACGCCGATAAATTTGGTTCATTACCTACAGTAAATGCAATAGTAGAGGGAAAAAAAGTTTATAATCCTAATTTAGATAGCACTGTTACAGGTGGAAGTGGATCACATAGAAAAGATGATTCTACTACTTGGGCCTATTCTGATAATCCTATTTATCAATTATTAGATTATTTAAGAGATTCTAGATTTGGAATGGGAATTCCTAATAGTTATTTTGATTCTAATTTTGCTGATTGGCAAGTTGCCGGTGATGTTTGCGATACTAATATCACACCCTTTTCTGGAGCGAGTCAAATTGATTTAATGGATAGTCATATGGTTGTTGATACATCAAAAAAAGCCATTGATAATGTTCAAGAATTTATAAAGGGAAGTAGAGCTTTCCTAAATTTTAGTGCAGGAAAATATAAAATCCTAGTAGAAACAACAGGTTCTGCTTCTATAACTTTGACCGAAGATAATATTTTAGGAGGAATAACTGTATCTAGTAAAAATAAAAATTCACGATTTAATAGAGTAATTGTTAATTTTATTAATCCAGATAAAAATTTTCAATCAGATACGGCCCAATTTCCGCCCGTAGATGAAACAGGAATAGCTAGTGCTGATCAGCATGCAACAATGAAAACAGCAGACGGAGGTTTATTATTAGAAGGTAGATTTGATTTTTCTATGTTTACTAGTCCATATCAAGCACAAGAAATGGCTGAAATAATATTAAGAAGATCGAGATCAAGTCTTGATGTAACTATAAAAGCAGACGCAACAGCTTTAGATTTATCTATTGGTGATATTGTAAATATTACACATGCTACTCCTGGATTTTCTGCTAAACCTTTTAGAGTACAAGGAATGACTTTGAATTCTGATCATACTGTAAGTTTACAATGTTCTGAACATCAAGATTCTTATTATACCTTTGGAACACAACAAGAAGTTGCCACTATACCAGATACTACTCTTCCAAATCCATTTTCAGTAAGTCCTCCTGCAAGTGTAAGTTTAGATGATGAATTAATTGAATATGCAGACGGAATCGTCATAACAAGATTATTAATAACAATAGGAGTATCGCCAGATAGTTTTGTTGATAATTATGAAGTACAAATAAAACAAACAAAAGATCAAAACGGTGCTACTGTTACTGATTCATTTAGGGAAATAGCAGTAGGAAAAATATTAGAATATCAACACTTAAATGTTATTGACGGAGCAGAATATCAAGTAAGAGTTAGAGCTGTAAATACTATCGGTTCTAAATCAACATTCGTTTCTACAACAAGAGTTATTGTAGGAGGAGTTGAAGCTCCAAGTAATGTAGAAGATTTTGCAGTAGAAATGCACGGACAAAATCATATGAAATTAACTTGGACTCCACCAAGTAAGAATAGCGATTTAGATATTTCTTTTTATGAAATAAGATATCAAAATGTAACAACGGGTGCAAAATGGCTTAATTCAACGAATTTAGTAAGATGTCCTAGAAGAAAATGTGATAATGCTGTTGTTCCTGCACGCACCGGATCATATTTAATAAAAGCAGTAGATAAGAACGGAAATACCTCTGCTGAAGCT